GTTGTCCTTATTAAACTTTCAAAAGGGAATACAAGATGTTAGAGTTATTGTTTGTGATTCATCGGATGATGATTATACATCCTATTCTTTGGAAAATAGGAGAACAGATTATTTTAATCTACAGATTATTTCAGGAGGACTTCCGTCTGTTGCAAGAAATAAGGGAGCAGAGAATGTGGAAACACCTTATGTTCTATTTTTGGACGCTGACATATTCTTATTGGATTTCAACATATTAAACAATTGTATATGGGAGTTCTTATTACATAATACAGATTTGATTACATGTAAGGTAAGGTCAACGACAGGTGAGTATAATAGTATATTCAGATTGTTTGACACAATACAAAAGGTATTCAAACCAATCACACCATTTTGTCTTGGTGGGTTCATGATGGTTAAGAAAGAAGTATATGATACAATCGGTGGGTTTGATGAAAACGCAAGAGTTGCCGAGGATTATCTATTCTCCAAACAAGTTAAACCAAGCAAGTTTTATATCATGAATACAACGGTATTCACAAGTCCAAGAAGGTTCAAACAGAAAGGAGTGTGGTATATGTTAAAACTTATGGTTAGTTCATTCTTCAACAGGAACAATAAAAATCATTTTGAGGATGATAAAGGATACTGGGAATGAATAATTGGAAAACGATAATCATGAGTGATTTACACTTAGGAGCAAGACAATCACAGACAGATAAGATAATAAGTTTCTTGGATAATAACACAACGGAAAAACTAATACTGAACGGTGATATAATAGATGGTTGGGCTCTTAAAGGTAATGGTAAATGGACAAAGGATTGTACCAAGATATTCAGAAGGTTCATGAAGATGTCAGAGAAGAATACAAAGGTGGTTTATATAAGAGGAAACCACGATGACTTCCTAAAAGATTTTATTCCATTTAAATTAAACAACATCAGGATTGTAAGAAAGTATATACATACAGGAATAGATAATAGAAAGTATTTTTGTTTTCACGGGGATGTATTGGATTTCGTTATAATGGAAGCGAGGTGGTTAGCGGTAATCGGTGGATGGTCATATGATATTGTGATTAAGTTTAATACTTTATATAACAAAATAAGAAAGTGGTTTAACTTACCATATCATTCATTAGCAAACACAATAAAGCAATCTGTTAAAGGGGCAATTAACTTTGTATCTGATTTTGAGGATAACGCAAAAGGTCTAACAAAACAGAAGGGGTATGATGTGGCAGTATGTGGACATATTCATCATCCGAAGATAGAGAATTACTATATGAACTCAGGGGACTTCTGTGAGAACTCTACATGTCTTGTGGAAGATTATAATGGGGAGTGGAAGATTATTACTATTAGTTAGGTATTTTAAACAAATTGTTCACATCGTGAAAGACCAAACGGGTATAAGTAACCCTCATTTGTAGAGTATTTTCAACCCATCTACCGATAACTTCCTTAGAATCATATATGTCCAAAGAAAAGAAAGAAGAAATTTCGTAAATTAATCCATGGCGTATATAACACCAACCATCGTTTCTATCATATCTGATTTGGGCATATTTATCATCTTCCGAATTAACAAAGTATATTGTGTTTCCTCTTTTAATCTGAATAAAGTTCTTAATATCCAAATATCTAAAGATTACTTTATCTAATTGTGATTCTGTTATAAGATATTTCATATGATAATAAATATAATTATATTTATAATATTATGAACCTACAACAAAACATAAAAAGAATATTAAGGGAAGAATACACCGTAAAACAGATGAAGTTATTAACTATCGCAAGTCAGGCGGGGTTACTAAAGACAGGAGAAATGTTCGGTGGTATAGAATACCTTATAAATGTGTTAGGTGATGAGTTCCTTACAACAAACAATAAGATTAAGATTATTAAGGAAGTAGTAGAAACAACCGATGATGAATATATTGTACTAATGGATATGAATGAAAACCCAATAGTCCTCAAGGATGAAGACGGTGAACTTTCACAAATAGAAATGATAAATAAAGAAGATGTTACAGTGTTTCATTATGGTGGATATAAATACTCACAAATTTTAGATGAAAGTTATATGTCTTATGAAGAACTACCAAAAGATGTATTAGATGATATTTTTGATATGGTATTAGATTTCTATACAGGTACTTTAGAGAATAACTAATTATTGATTTAATACCTCTTCCACCCCTCTTGTGAAGGGTCCAAAATACGATTCCGTTGTAGATACCTTATGATTTAATACATCTTCCACCAGTCCTTGGCCGACATAATTCAAATTCTGCGTTGTGGATACCTTATGATTTAAGACCTCTTCCACCGTCCTATCACAATAAACGCTTGTTTGGCAGGTTCTAGATACCCTATGATTTAATACCTCTTCTACCTCAATTCTTCCAACGTAATCAAGTGAATCGGTTGTGGATACCTTATGATTTAAGACCTTTTCCACCAATGAATGCTCGGGGTATTTGAGAATGGTAGTTGTAGACACCTTAACATTATGACTTAATACATCTTCCACCTTCCAAGGAACACGAACTTTAACATCGCACGTTGTGGATACCTTATGATTTAATACATCTTCCACCTTGTCCGTTGTAATTGGAAGTGGAATGAAGGTTGTGGATACCTTATGATTTAAGACCTCTTCCACCAGTTTACATACGTTACACAGGCTATCCTGGGTTGTGGATACCTTATGATTTAAGACCTCTTCCACCCAAGAAGATAGAACAGGACAAAAATCATCCGAACTCATGGAGAATATTTGAAAAAACGAATTAAAAAAATCGTATCTCCACCATAAAGTACCTGACTCATCAAGTTCAAAGTACCAATGTTTATTATCCCTATTAATGAACCATATAGACCCATTATAAGGAATAATCTCACAATCACCTAACTCTCTATATAGGTGTTTAAAAATAATTTGTTTTAATCTATCTGTAATAACCATAGTACAAATATAATAAGAAATTATGAATTAAACAAACTCATTCCCCCATTCCACTATCGTGTCGTTCCATTCCCCTTCGGGTCATTACACTAATGGGTCCATTCCTTTATTTACTTCCTAATTTCCCCTATTGTATGAATCTATAATTAACGTACAACACTAATCTATAATAATTCCCCATAATGAAAGACACACACTATGAAGGGACATAACATATTACTGTTAATGGTATTGTACCCCATCGGGATAATGAAATACCCTAAAGGGTATATAAGATGATATGAGTATACCTGTTAGGGTATAAAATATATGGTGGAATGTGAAGGGGACAATACGAAACATATCTGTTATGTCAGGTTTAACCTGACTATAGTGATATGAAACATATGTCCCACTTTTTACCACCACTATAATTGTCGATATCATGTGTCTATATGGTAAGGGGAAATCTTAAAAACCCCCTTGAAGACACAATGAAATACACTTTTCGTTGAAGGATTTAAACAACTAAAGTCTGTCCACGCCACTTTATTGTTACATCCTATTTTTATCTGGAAAATGTATATAGTTAAAAAAACCCTTCTCACACTATCAGGAGGACCACTTTTTTCACTTTTCATATAACCAAAAACCCTCACTACACATACGTCAGTGGTAAAAAGTGGGAACATTTACCTATGGACAATATACATAATATACACTATATTTATAGTTGTTAATATGACTAAAACCCGTCAAGGGGATTATCCCCCATCTGACACTCAACTGACATTTTGACAAAATCAAGAAAAAATGAATAATAATTTATCAACAATTCCCCCTGACGATATGTCTAACCCCATTTCAATAACTGACATACTGAAAAATGTAAGGGTTATAACTGACCCTTTACGGGATGTTGTTGCTGTGACCCTATATTATAATGGGGAAAAGGTGGGTAAGATGGAGTATAGGAAAGCATCATCTACATACCAAGGGGACATGAAGATATTAACATTGTATTCACTTACCCCTGAGTTCATGGAGTTATTCAAGGGTCAGGAAAATCCAATACGTATTTTGGACAACCATGTTAAGGGATTTGTTTAAATTGTTTCCATACAATACTCTTGTACTTTGTTTCATTCCCCCGAGCTTCCACTTCAAAGGGACAGTTCCAATAACCATGTTTTGATTGTGATGATGCGTAGTTACGTTTGATACCTTTTTGTATGTGGTGGGTGTATTCGTGTATGATTGTTTTTACAAACTTATCAACAGTCTCACATGTGGATGGGTTGATAACTAATGCTTCATAATCGTATTGACCATAGAGGTTTGTTAACCCATTTCTAATTTTCAGTTTCGGGGATGGTTTGTTTCCATGACCGAGTGTCTTTCTAACTATGGTTATAAGTTGTAACCCCATCTTACGAAGTTCGGTGGTTGTGTATGTATCTAATCTATCTTTGAGTTTCATATTAGTCAATAAATTTGTAGGTGATGTTTCCGATGATTTCGTCAGTGTGTCTTGGTAATGAGATACAAGCTGCTTTGAAGAACGTGGGGATGATTGTGTTGTTGATTAGTTTCTGTGCCCCATTGTTAGCTGACCACTTTCTGCTCTTGAAGTAACTTGCTCTGTGATGACTACGCCAAGAGTTAACACTTGGGATTGATGACTCAGCGTAACGGTGACCTTCTCTCTTTAGGGTTACCTCTATGTTAATCACACGACCATAAGAGTTGGTGTTCCAATTCCACTTGTCTGTCTCACCCACAGATACAATACGAACCGATACCTCACCGAAGTGGTTCCATGTGTCAGTCATAACAACAAGGTTTTGCTTCTTGATGAATCTCATTAACAATTTGGTTGATAGTTTGTCTTGGGTGATTTTCATAGTGGTTGTTTATTGTTCTACAAATATACAACAATTTTCTTCCCCCACAAGAAAAATCTTCTTTTTTTTTAAAAGCAGGGTGGAGTACACACTCCAAGCATTAACCGTGCCAGCCCTTTATCCCCTTATCGTTATAAGGTACACTTACGGGGCTAAGTTACAACAAAAATAATTAATAAAAAATTAGGATATTAACTTTCTTCGCCGTATCTTTGTGTTGACGCTCTTGTTATAAAAAAAAAACATATAAAGCACCAAGCTAAGTTACGGCGGATTTTTTAAATAAACAAATATATTTCCCCAAGATATTATCTTATATTTGTAGTAATGAGACAGAAGATATATACCATTAAAGACTTTGACTTCAAACCCCACAACGTGGTAAAGGGTGCGGTACAAGGATTACTTACACTCCCCAACAATATCACAGTATCTATTGTAGGTGGTGGTCTTCAATCTATTGTCGGTGGGATGAATATGTTACGTGGTGATGGAGTTGATACATTCGAGGTAGCGGCATGGTGGGGTGACCAAGGTGATTGGATTAAACTATCTGACTACGATGATGTGTTGTCATATGTAGATAAAGATAGACTACCAATCATACTACTTGATTTGTCTAAGAAATAATTTGTATATAAGAAACCTTTGAACTATATTTGTAGTCTATACATTATGAAGAAATATATATTACCCCTAATCATGTTAGTCGTTATACTAACATCTTGTTCTACCCCACAACGTGGGTACAACTACAAGAAACATTCTAACACACAACAGAAGATGTATAAACAAACTAAACGTGTGAACAAGGGGAAGAGCCAACTACAACATCAGTGTACCCCTAAGAAACACAGAAGATAATATGAAACGATTTACCATCACACCCAATCAAGCTATCATCCTATACTGTCTACTAATGGTTACCATAGTAGCAGTGGTAAAAGGATGTGACCTAATGTAAAGGGGAGGGGATACTTATTAAAAGTTATCAACACCCCCTACTACCCCCTCCTATACCCCTACCTATGGGGTACCCCCTCCCGTATCCCCCCTTTCACAGGGGGTTTTTTGGGTCAGAAGGGGGGATAATCCCCTCAAAAAAATCCTGGAAAAATTTTTTAGAAAAGCGACCCTTTGTTTTAAAATGTTCCCTATATATAAAAAATAAATTTTGGGAAATTTTTTGGAAAATTGGGTTTTTTATTTTATTATTAATATATGGAAGAAGAGAGATTATCAGTTACTGTGGATGTAACATTAAAGGACAATAAGTTTTTTTATAACATAATGGCCATGAAGGGTATGAATATGGATGATATTATGTCTGTATTGTGTGGAGGTCTTGCTTTATCTATTCGTAGTAGGGAAACCCCTGAGTTACAGGGTCAGACTCTTAGGGATATTATTGGTCATTTGGAATCTGAGTTTATTAATACGGATTCATTTTCTGATGTTAAATAATCTTTTGGTAAATTAGTATTATTGTTTTATCTTTGTAAAAAAAATATATATGGAACCTGAAGAAGAAAATATTAGTGTGATGAATATTTTAGGAGATAATGTTTTGTTAACAAGGGATTATGGTAATTATCGTGTAACTAATGGAGGAATAACTGTTAATCCGTATCTTGATGGTGATTATCGTGGTTCTTCAATGAACAACAGAACGTATAATAAGGATGGTGAATTTGTTTTTCCTGAATTATTATTCAAGGTCCTTAAGAAGAGTTTACCTGGTATTAATTCAATTGTTATTAATAAGTTTGAAACTAAATTTACATATACTGTTGATAGTTTTGAATCTACCCCAACGTATTTGGTATATGTTGATGTTAGATACAATTGGGATTCAAGTGAGGTATTATCTCCTGAGAAGTTGGGTGATAAAATCAACATGTCATTTCCTATGATATATACTGACGTTAAGTTTGTTAAGTTTCATGTAAATACTGTTAAGGTTGAGAGACGTGATTACGAGAAAGAGTTTATGAATATCTTTGGGAAAAAATAATTTTTATGGGTCATAGATTGGATGAATTAAAAGTTTGTTATGTATGTGGTGAAAACAAACCTAGGTCGGAATATTATTTTGCTAAAAATAAAGTATCTTCTAAATGTAAAGAATGTGCCAAAAAATCTAGAGTTGAGATACGGAAGAAAAGAAAGGAAATTGAACCCCATTATAAAATCCTGTTAACCTTAAAGGGTAGAATCAAAGAGGACTTTAGGAAATATGATTATACAAAGTCAAGTGAAAAAACGTATGAGGATATTATTGGATGCGACGCCATTGTATTGAAGGAACATTTGGAGAAACAATTTGTTGATGGGATGAATTGGGATAACTATAGGGAGTGGGAGACCGACCATATATTTCCTTTAGGTAAATCTGAGAATCAGAATGAGTATGAGAAAAATTCTCATTATATGAATATACAGCCCTTATGGAAAAAGGATAATCGGGATAAAAGTAATAAATTGGATTATGTGAAAAAATAATTTTTTTTTCCGTTGTTCCAATCCCCCTACCCCCTTTTTTATTATATTTGCAATATGAAATTAACAAATAAACAATTGGTTAAGTGTAATGAGACATTAAAAGATTTTGTATGTCTTATCCCACGATATTTGGAAGTTAAGGACAATGATGAATTGTATGATATGTTCTTGTCTAGAAACCGAAACCCATTATTTGATTTAACCAATACCAAGTTTTGGGAAACAGGTTTATCCTCAAATGGAGCAAAGGTTAATGGGGTTAAAGTTGTAAAGGACCACTACATTCCCCGAAAGATTGCTATGGGATATATTATGGAAGAGTTAAGTAATAATCCTGAGATTAGTTTGAATGATTTTGTGTTGTTATGTAAAAAATATGCCTCTACTGTTTCTTTATCCGAAGATGAACATTCTCTAATTACGATTAGAGCCAAAAACACTGGCAAATGTAATTATGAGTTCTACTCTGAATGTGGAATTATTATTGAAGGAATGGATGACCTTGTTGTGAATTTATAAAAATTTTTAAGGTTTTTGCTTAAGAATATGTGGAATTAGATATTCGTATTTTGTTCCTAACAGAAAGTTAGTAATAAATTCTTTTTCTTCTTTGTGTATACCGATGGCCAATTTTATTTCGTCCTCGTATTGTGGACCATATGAGCTCCATCTGTAGTCTCTGATTAAATCATCTAACTTAATGAAATTATTATGGAAATCTTCATGTTTTAAATAAACATCTCCATCTTCAGTTTCTAACATATCTATATTTTCATAGTACTTGTTAAGGTAGTTATCTTCTCTAACGATATTTAAATCATTTTTGTCAGCATAATTAAATTCTGACTTAGATTCCATTAATACTTTAATTCTTTGGATGCTTTCATGTAGGTTCATATATATAAATATTTTAAAATTTTTTTTCCGTTGTTCCAATCCCCCTACCCCCTTTTTTGTTTTGGGATGTATTTATTATAAAATATTAATATGAAAAAAGTTATAACATTAACTGAATCAGATTTGGTTAAAATAGTTAAAAGAGTTGTTAAGGAAAATAGGTATGAAGAAAAAGATATTTTCATATCTGCCGGATTTAAGGGTGTTAGAAATAAAGTTGGTGAAACGGCTTCACCACAGAGTATTATTGAGTTATATAATGAGCATGTTGAAGGAGGTACCCCGTTGATGAAATATCTTGGACGTGATATCTTTTTGAATGTTAATGATGAGGAGGTTGATAAATATACAGTTCTTGACGAGTTGAATTATGTCCTTCTTGGTAAAGAAGATGAAGAAGAAGATGATAATCGTCAAAGCTTTAAGGAAACCGGTAGACATCTCGGATGGTTTAATCCAAGACGTTGGTGATGTAAAACAATATTAAATTATACAACCCCTCCGATGTGAGGGGTTTTTTATTTGGTATATATTTATTGTAATATGAAAAAGATTGTAAGATTAACTGAATCTGATTTGACAAGAATTGTTAAACGTATTATTCGTGAAAACGAGGAACAACAAATAACTGACGAGGTAACCAATATAATTCTTAATAACATATCAAAAGAAGATTTATTAACTCTTGGTAAACTATATAACTCTATTGGGGAAGATGAATTTAAAGACGTTGCTGAAGATGTTGTTGATAGTGTTATTGAAGGTGATACGGTTAGTGAATCAATAGGTTTTTCTAGAAGGGGTATTACTGTTGATACCGAAGCTGAAAAAAATAAACTTGAGCTTACAAAAATAATCACACGATTTGCAACTACAGTATTGTCTCTTATGACAGGAGCGGTTACTATTAATACCTTGAATCCACAACACCAAGACATTGATAGCGCAATGGTTGCTGGTATAATTACCGCCGCATTAGTAGGAACAAACTTATTAACAAGAATACCACATAAGATTGGTACTAAACCACTACCTAAAAAATTAAAAGATTCAAGAATGGCTAAATTGGTTGACTCTGAATTGAAAAATTTTGATGACCCAAGAAACACATTAATTCAAGACGCAATTAAACATTTAATGGATAAACGAATTCCTGAAACAGTTGCAAGACAATTTATTGAGAACTGGGAAGAAATAAATAATATTAAATTTGTAAGACCTCCTGAAAAAAGGGTGAAAAGGGCTAAATAATATTAGGTAGAATATGAAATACATTATCACCGAGTCTCAGAATTTACAAATGAGGAAAGTTAATTTCTTAAAGGATTATGTTGAGAACTTATTATCTGAATACGAATGGTTTAATGGTGATGTTGAGATAAAAACAAAAAATTGGAAATTTAGAAATGATACATATCCTGTATATCAAATTATACTAAATACAGGTGGTCGTAGTTATCACGCTTATGATGAGGGTTCAGATATTGAAGAAAAGATTGGAACCATGTTTACATTATTATTTCCTAAAGACAAAAACGGAGATTCCACTGCGGTGTGGGATGTTATTTTTGTATAAAATATTTTTTTCCCGTTGTCCCAATCCCCCCTACCCCTTTTTTATTTTATGATATATTTATTATTATGAACAATATAGAACAATACAAAAACAGATTTTTCAATTTAATGGAATCAACCATTGGTGATGTAAGACCATTATTATCTGAGGCAATTATCGAAAAAAAGGCTGAAGAAGATACATGGTGTAAATCAAATTTAACTGACCCTGAAAACCAAATATGTCTTATTAAAACACCATCAAGTGTTGATAAAATGACTTGTCAATCACAAACAGGTAACATTGCAAGAGGAAAGGGTTATGTTACTGCAATTAAGATTGATATCGGAGAAACCAATTTTTGTAAGGCGGTTTGGGAAAAAATGAAATAAATTTATTATTAGATGATTAACCCCTCCTATAAAGAGGGGTTTTTTATTTATAAGGTATTTATTGTAATATGAAGTATATTATTACCGAAAGTAAGTTAAATGAGGTTATTAAGAAGTACATGGATGCTACCTATGGTGATGTTGAAATGAACATTGACAAAGATGATGGGTATATTCATTTCTTTAGTAGGAGAGACGTTGATAGTAATGGTCACTCTGTAAGAATTGCCCACAGAAATAATCACGGGACATTATGGATTGATTATTCTTTTTTTGAAAAGATGCGTGTTTTATTTGGAAATTCGGTGGGTGAAGGTATTGAAAAATATTATTCCGATAAGTTTGGAATAGAAATTAAGAGAATTAACATGGAATTTTAAAAAGTTGATATATTTATATATAAATTAAAATATTATGAAAAAAGTTATAAGATTAACAGAATCAGATTTGATAAGATTAGTTAAAAGAGTAATTTCTGAACAAGTACCAGATGACGGATTGTTTTCAGAAGATGAAAAATACATGTTAAAAAAGGACATTGAGCAATTCCGTGACCAAATTTCTATGGTTAGAAAAGAAAATTTTGAAGAAAAAAAAGAACAAATAAAAACAACTTTAATTTCTATGAAAAACAAACTGAGGTTATTAATTAATCGAACAATTGATAAAGTTAAAGGTAAGATTGATGAAAAACAAATAAATAACTTAAAACGAAGAGCCGAATTATTGAATAAAAAGTTAGAAGAGTTAGAAACAACTGGTAAAGTTTTTACAAAAGAAGAAAGAAGACTGATACTTTCGGAGATGGTTGCAATTTTAGGATTGATTGTTGGGTTACCAATCTTATCAAAATTAAATTTACCTAAAGTTTCTACTTTACTTATTCCATAATTATAATTTTTAATATTATATTAACCCTACCCACAAAGTGGGGTTTTTTATTTAACGATATATTTATAGTAAACAAACAAATTATGAAACATTTATTAAATAACTTAACGGAGGAAGAAAAGAACTCCATACGTGGTCAACATACAGGGGGAATGAATGTTGTTACAGAAAACTTTTCAAAATTGATTAACACCAAGTCGGGAGATGTAAAATTATTTTTAAAAGAGGACGAAACTGCAACTAAAACAGAATCGAGACAAATTAATAGAATACTTGATGATATCTTGTCTAGTTTTGAATTTTCAGAAAAAGGAAATGATGAATTAATTGACTTGGCTAATTTTATCATGGAAAAACCTGAAGTTGTTGGAAATTTGATATTGAGTAAATTGAAAAAAGGTTTCGGAGCGAATCAAGACGATGATAAAGGATTCGGAGTTTATACAACAAAAAGAGACGATTTAAGAGGTCTTGAAGATAAACTAAGAAATCAAATGTAAAAATAAATATTATAATTTTAAAACCCCATTCATTTGTTTGATGGGGTTTTTTGTTTTATATTTGTCCCATGGATTTATCTAATTACACAATAGAACAACTTGTTGAATTGAAAGACAAGATTAATAGTGAAATCTATTCTTTTGAAGACGGATATTTTTATATCTGTAAAATTCATTCCTATGGAAGAAGTTGGGAAGATAAAGGTATAACAAACCCATATACTCTTCAAGAGTTATGTAATCAGTATGATGGTGATGAGGGTATTCTTAATGTTTACACAAACAACCCTGATTTGAATATTTATAACTATGGTGACGTTAAATTCGTTCCCACACGTGAGGACTACGAGAAATGGTACAAATATTCATATGTAAAACGACAAATTCCTAATATAGAAAAAGAATTGGAGGAATGGGAAAACCGAGATAATGTTCCATTTAATCGTCGTCCATTATTTGCTCCCATCTATTCAGTTGAAACTTTAGAGGAGTATAAGAAAGAAATGTCCGAACTTGAGGGAACATTTGTGGAACCTGTTAATCTTGGTAGATATCTTGACGAAGAAGAGTAATTTTTTTGTTTTATAATGTATTTATAATAAAACATTATCATGAAAAAAGTAGTAAGATTAACTGAGTCAGATTTAGTAAGATTGGTTAAAAGAGTAATTCTTGAGCAACCACAAAATCCTGGTTTTTACGATGAGTTAAGAAAAAAAGGTTATAAAATGAAACAAAATTGGAGAGATTTTGCTTTTACAGACCAAAAAATGTATGGAGAAATTAAAGAAGCTACAAAATTCTTTAACTATGAACCTGATATGATAGTATTTTTTGAAAACGTAAATAAAGGTCCAGCACCAATAAGATTTATAACTGATGGTGAAAAAGTATATTTTTTAGAATACAGTTACCCTTCTCAAGTAAAAGAAAACTTCCCAAATCCTTTGGGACCATTTAAGGTTAATGTAATTAAAAAATATTTATAATTTTTTTTACAAGAATATTTAAACCCCACCACGAGTGGGGTTTTTTGTTTTACAATGTATTTATTAATATGAACAATATTGAAAATTATAGAAAAAGATTTTTCAATTTAATGGAATCTACCATTGGTGATGTTAAACCTTTAATTTCGGAACAAGACCCACCATTTGATGTTAGAAAAATTAATCAATCTGATTATATGCCTAAATCAGATTATTTGGGTGCGGGTGGGCAATTCCAACAAAACAACACTCGACAAATATCAAAAAAAACAATTGAAGACAACCCTGATTTAAAATTAAAACGTGATATAGAACTAGCTAATGCAAAAATAAAAAAAGATTTTGAATCACTAAAAATTAAATATGCTCAAGAAATACCATATAAGGAATATTATACATCTCAAAATAGTTTATTTCAAAAATGGGTTCAACAAAAAATAAAAAATTTAAACCCTACACAATACGCTAAATCAAATTTTTTAAATAAAAGCATTAATTTTTTTAAAAAATATTTTGATTATAAATCAAAACCTGAAATTATTAATAAAATAATTACAATATCAAAAAAAAATGGAGTTCCTGTTAGTGAGGATAAAGTAAAACACGAGATTGATAATCTAATTAGTACATATTTACCATCTATATCATTCAAATTAGATTTTAACTACAATGAAAAAAACCCTAATACAATGATGTATGTTTATCCATCATTAGTTGATGGAATTGTATATATATGTACCTTTTCTGACTATCTCTTTGGTGAGGGTTATAAGTTAGACAATCCCGGAATATGGGAAGAATCTGTTTTACATGAAATTGGTCATTTAGTTGACGGATATTTTAATGAAAATGGAATTAAATTCCACTCTTCAGATAATGGGATAATAAGTTCAAATAAAAAATCAGAATATCCACATAGTTTATCATCATCTAATTCGTCCTCATCATTTTTAGACTTTGATAAAATTTTTCCTGACCCTGATTCTGATACCCAAATAGATTATAGGGTTGATAAACAGGAACAATTTACGAGATTTAAAGTTTTGTTTGACACACTTTCAAAAAAAGGACTTAAAATTAATTCAAATTTAAACAAATTTATTGATAGTTTTAAACAATGTTTGTACGATTATACAATTATGATTGGTTATGATGGATGTGGAACAAAAATTGAGAATGGAATTTTAATTCTTGATGAAACGTGTGAAAGTTTGAATTCGGTAGAGTCTAAGAAAGATTTTTTGCCAATATATGTCAATACGTATAATAATGCATCATTTTATTGGTTATTTAGTTACTACACGACTATTGATATTATCAAACCTACACGATATCCTGAAAAAAATAAAATTAAATATTCAATCGATTTAAATAAAATGTACAACGGTTGGAAAAATGAGTATGTAATGAATATTCCTGATAAACAAAGTCAAGATATAATACCTGATTTCCCTACCGCTTAATTAATTTATATGTCTGATAATTTTTCACAAAAAGTAATTGGTTTAATTGATAAAGGAGTTTCTGTTATGGAAATCTCCAAGTTTTTTGGTGGTTTGGAACAATTCATTCAAAAAGTTTCCCAATATCCATATTTAAAAGCATTGGTTGATTCAAAGTTAGGTGGTAATATTGAGTTCTATCTTGACGATTTGTCCAAAAGGTACCGACTTCCTGTTCAAATAAAAGCAGTTGAAGAGGCAGACGACTACTTTGGAGAAATGTATGACGTTTATGTTGATGTAATAATACCTGAAGTTACTGATGAAGTTGATATTGCAATCTTATATAATTATTTGAAAATGTATGAGGATGATACTGCGGATGAATGGGCATTATTGAGTGATAAAAAACTTAATTCAGGTATGACAATGGTACATGTTCTATCAATCAATGGTATTGATTGGAGAGATATGAAACGAGTGATTAATACAACAGAAGAAGACGTTGAAGAAATAATCCCTGACGAATACGAAATATAATATATGAGTAATTTACGTCCCAAATACAAGGCGTTTTCTAAAGTAATGTCCGTTTATTTTAAGTCAAAAGAGATTCACGGATTAATAATTTATCATGATGACAAATATACTGGTGTTTATTTGGATAATGAACTAATTAAGGTTCCAATCTTAAAGATAAAAAATCCAAATAACATTCCGTTTTCATACAATGCACTCAGCTCTTTACTTGATGATGAATTAGATACTGTTGGAAATTTTGCCAATGTATCAATTAAATCATATCAACGTCCATCACTTATAGTATTAAATGATTTCAATAAAGGAGAGTTTTATATTCCTAAAGAAAATGAAAAAAAATTAAGGAAATGTTTAAATACAGATACCGTTGAGATAAAATACAGAGATAATAACAGCATAATATATACAATATATGGAAAATATATTGTTGATGATAACTTTGAAATGTATTGGGAAAGTAGTGAATCTTTTAGAATAGACATCACTTTTGAAATTGAAAAAATATTTGTTGATGACCTTGTTAGAAAGGTTCATCATTTTATGGAAAATTATGATGATATGGTTCACTTGGTTTATGACATAAAGTATGATAATGATGAATTGTTTGAAAACCCTGTATGGGATTGTATTATAGAAAATTTGGGTCAATATAAAACAATGATAAACAGAGACTGGCAATATGTTGATGTGAACATTATTGTATCTTAATATATTTATTAGTATGAACAAAAGTTATAGTAAAATAAGACACATACAAAAGTTAAATCAACTTTTAGAAAATAGAATAATATCTGAACAAGAAGATTCTACAATTACATCTGGTAATACTCAATCAAGTACTACAGGGACTACTGGTAATACTCAAACAGTAACAACGGGTGTTACAACTGTTGAACATTATAAACGTAGATTTTACGGATTAATGGAGTCATCGATTGGAAATGTTAAACCATTATTGTCTGAGGATTATAAACCATGTCCTAACGAAAAATACACGGTTACAGGAACAAAAGTCCTTAAGACAAAGGAAGAATTAAAACAATATCTTATTGAAAAAAAACCATCAGACCCAATAACTGTTGAGAGATATTGTAATGAAAAACCAGTTGATTCTCGTTACGCAGAGTTAAATTCAAAAAATGAAGTTGTAATTAGTGATGAAACTATTTATGAATAAAAAATTTTATAAAAAATAATTTAAACCCATCTATCAGATGGGTTTTTTATTTCATTTTTTTTCTTTTAAGACTATATTTATTAATAAAACATTTTTATGAGCAAAAGATTTTTAATCACCGAAAACGAAAGAAACAGTATATTATCATTATATACAAAAAAAGGGATAATCCTTGAACAAAAAAAGGAACCTCCTAGAAAAGATGCCCTTAAAACAGAGGTGGTAAACACTGGTGAAAATGAAAATAAACCTTTTGAATTTGGTCCATTTAATAGTAATACTGTTCCAGACGAATCATTCGCCGGGCGTATTGGTGTTGTAATCTCAAGTGGAAATTTATATTACATCAAATATGATAGAAATAAAGGTGGTTATACAACTAAAGGTGCTGTAGATATTAGTGGAAAACCTGAAGATTTTACTGTTGATTTAAACACAAAAACAGTGACAAATAATCAATTTATTACTAATATGTCGATAGTAGAAACATTTGGAGGTTTTAGTTCAGTTTTAGACAAACAAGTTAAACCAGGAATATATCAGGTACTTCCAAAATTTCCCAAAGGTTTTCAAACAATCATGATAAACTATCCTGAAAATAACGCACCTCCTCAGATAGATAAATTTGACCCTTATTTATGTTCTGTTGTATTGGACGCTAAGAATATTGAAATCCTAAGTCGAGACGGGGTAAATAAACGAGTACCTAGTAATTCATCAACAATAAATTTATTACAATATTATGTACCAAAAAGTAAAGAAGAGTGGTATGTTATGAGAAACAACCTTGATTCGAAAAACACTTACACACAAATAGACTTTAGTGACTGGTCATTTAGAAAATTTAAAAGAAAAAATATGGCAATTTTTTTAAGTGATTGGTGGCCCAATTCGTCACATGGAAAAACAGTAGACCCTACTCCTATTCCACCACCTAAGCCTGTTAGTATTAAAATTTCTTTAGATATAAAAAATCCTTTTACATTTGATACAACAAATTTAGAAGGAACTGGCCCCCAAGACTTAGAAAATTTCATAAACGACGTAAAAAAACAAAAAAGAATGTATGGTGAAGATGTTTATAATGACTATATTAATTTTTTGAATAACTATAAAGATGAAAAAACAGGTCGAAAGGGTATTTTAGTAACTACTTCAGCGTCTATTGATAGAGACCCTAAGTTACCAACTGCGGATTCTAATGCAGATGGGTCAACATTTCCAGGTTGTGAAGTTCCAGGAGGAAGAACTAGAAACTCTTACAATTTTTGTTTATCTGAAGCAAGAGCTCAAGTTATTTTACAAAAATTAAACTCTGACTTACCTGAAATTACAAATTTTGTTCCTAACCCGATTGGTGAAACTGACATGTATGATAAAAATGCAAAATGGCCAAAAGTAACAGGAACTGACGAACAAAAAAAGGCTCAAACTGCGATAAATAGACGTTTAATAATTACTCTTCCTGAATACAATACAAATTTACCTACTAATTAATAGTAGGTAAATTTTTTTTAACGGTTGCAAAATTACAAGATATAAAAATTGTTGTTTTAGAGTCATTAATTTTTGCGGAAATTGATACAAACCCTTTACCACCTCCCTCCTCAATATAATCGTATCGTTGAGCACATTTATGCATGTATGACCTATCCCAGCACATAATGGCAATTTTAGCCATTTCTTCATAGGTAACTTCCTCCAAAGTCCACGACATAATATTTTCAGTTAAAATAGTAACCGAGTTAGGTGCACAATTGTTATGACTCTTAATACCTGTAAGTTTTTCAGATTCTTTTGATAATGAAGTTCTGAACTCATCGGTAAATAAAACTTTTAAATCGGGATGATATAAACTTGAACCTTTTTGTAGGATTGAAGTCTGCTTACAGGTAATACTTTTATACATTACATCTGACCACAATAAATCAACAACACCCAAAGAATCACGGTATTTGTTTAATTCTTCAAATACTAAACGCTCAAGACGTTTGTTATCAAAATTGTTGTAGTCAATATCTTGAGCAGTTACAGAGAATGTAAGTAAAGAAGTGATGATGATTATTAGTTGTTTCATAGGACAAATATAATACATTTTATTTACCACACAAAATTATTATAAAATATTTTTTATATGTTTTTTACTATTTATAATATATGAAGTACATTATAGACCAAAAACAATTAGAAAAAACAAAAAATTTAATTCAAGGATTAATAAATTCTAAATTAGATAGTTTAAGGGAAGAATCTGAAGAATGGGGAATGGGTGAAATGGATGAATTGCACGAATTAGAATCTGTTGATAAGATTGAGGTTGTTGATGTTGTAATGTCAGGTAAGATAAAAGTTCTCATTAATATTTACAGAACTCAGTTAAGAGATGATTTTGATAATATCAGGGCGGAAATTCAATATAGAATAGAAGATTTGTTACCCAATATTGAATTATATATAAACGATATTATTGATGAAAGGAAATTTGGTCCTGGAATTGATTGGTAAAAAACCTAATAATTAAATTTTTTCACTATATTTGTAATCTAAAATAAAAACAATATGACACTAAACAATTTCCCTGACGAAGACTATTACAACCAAGAAGTTTATGACGATGGTGAATTGTTAGATGAATGTGATGATTATTGTGGAAGTTAACTATATTTATATAGTATAAAAACTTATTATTATGAAATTTAACAACCTTTGGTTAAAATTACAGGAAATTGATGAAATCAATATCACTGTTAAAGTCTTAGCATTTATAATTCTTTCAATTGAATTGGATTGGTCTGCAAAAAAAGTTTCTTTTACTGTATTGAACTTTAATTGGTCAAACAAGTAATTTTAAACCCCTTATAAAAGGGGTTTATTTTTTTAAATTTGTTTTTATTTTTATTTTATGACACAAGAACAAAAATCACAATTGTATAGTAATCTTCTAATGCAACATACCCGTTTAGATAATCAAATTAACGAAATTAAGTCAGAACATTTTGAAATGAATGATGAGCAAATGGGAAGAATCCGTGTTTTACAATCTAAACAAGGACAATTGGTTGCTCAGATGCAACAATTGATGCAGGGTTAAACCATTTAGGGATATCTCTATTTTTCCATTTAGCAAAATCTTTCTTAGCACCGTTATAATAGTTTCTATATGATTCTATAACGTCTGTAACTTTATATTCATCGGGCATTGCTTTGGGTGGTTCAGTAAATCCTTTGTCACAAATATTTAATTTATTTGTAATACACCACTCAATTACATCCTGTGATTTATGACGTTTTCCGTATCTATAAGTGTATTCCTTGCATAATTCAAGTCCTAAGTCACAAAGATAAAGATAGTTTGATAATGACTCTCTAACCCATATTGAACAAGGGTGGTTTTTGTGTGATAACTTGTACGGTACTTGGTCGGTACTTGGGCGGTACTTGGTGGGTGCTTGGTGGGTTACATGGTGGGCTCCACATAATAGTTGTGCAGTCTCAAGTATCATCTTAACCACGTGTTTATCACAATGGTATTCTGCACATTTTTTTGTATCCCAATCCAAAAAGAAAATATTCATAATGCTAATGTAAACAAAAAATCCCACAAGACGTGGGACATTTTGAAAAATAAATGAAATTGTATTAGTTTACCGATACAACTTCTAAATCAAAGATAAGTTTCTTACCTGCTAGTGGATGGTTCATGTCCAACACAACAGTTTCTTCTTTAATTTCTCTAACTACAACATTAACTGGTCCAAGTTGGTTTTGGCCCTGTAACATATCCCCAGTTTTAACACCTTCAGGGACTTGTGATAGTGGTATTTCACTCATTAATTGAGGATTAACATCTCCGTAAGCATTTTCTGGTTCAATTTCAATTGTTTTGATTTCGCCGGCGGTCATATCAATTAATCCGTTTTCAAATCCTGGGATTAATTGTCCTTGACCTAAAGTTACTGTAAGAGGTTCTCTACCCTCAGCTAAAGATGTGTCGAATACTGAACCATCTTCTAATTTACCTGTGTAATGAACAGATACATTATCACCGTTTTTAATTTTTTCCATATTCAAGTATAATTAACCTTTTTAATAAAAACAACTTTTTTTATTTTTTTTAGTATTTATATATTAGTATGAAAAGAATTAATTTAACCGAAAATGATATTTTTAACATTGTTAATAAGGTTATTGCTGAAGAATCTAAATTAACTAAAACTCCTGAAGAATTAATTAAGAGGTTTTTATATGGTGATAATTCAATCAGACCAAAGATACCTGGTATGAAAAACAGAACTTTTACAATTGTTGAAAAAAGAGGTTTAACTAAAGAATCGTTCCAATTTATTGTACAGGATGTAGAATTTATTGCGACAAGTAAAGGGTCAAGCGCCCTTATAAAGGGATATGTAAAGGGTCAGACAAGTGACCCGTCACAACAAACAATTTTAGAATATATTTGTAATAGTTATGGTGATTTTGTACTTAAGGAATATGAGGGACTTGACGAGAATGATGTTAAAAAACAAAAAACCCCAAAAGTAAAAAGTGATTCAGACGGAAGTTTTAAAAATAATGTTAAACAAGGTATTGGAAACGTTAAAAATAAATTTCAAGACGTTACACAAAACACTAAAGAAAAAGTTCAAAACGCTAAACAAGGAATTCAAAATGTTAGACAGGGAATTCAAAACTTTAAAAGGGGGATGACAAAATGAAGACAAAATTTGAATTACTATCTGAAGAAACTAATAGGATTTTAGAATTAAATTCAAAAATTAATAAAAGGATTTTTTTAAACGAGTCGACTCCTAGAAATTTAACTGTAACTGTAAAGGATAATAAAGGAGAATTAATTGTTGGTGCAACGGTTTACGACCCTGATAACGCTAATAAAGTAAACGGAGCAACTGATACAAATGGTAATGTTGTATTAAAAAATTTTAGTGGAGATAAAATAACAATTGCCTTTGTAGGTTTCGAAACACAAACAGTTACTATTGATAATTCAAAAACATCTGTTGAAGTTATTTTAAAACAAGGTAGTGAATTGAACACTGTTGCAATTACCGCCACAAAAATGGCAAAAATACAGGTTATTGATTCAAAATCAAAAAAACCAATAGGTAATTTAAAAGTTATTCTTACAAACAAAAAAGATGATAGCTCAAAAGAAGTTTATACTGATGATAATGGAATTTTTAAATTTGATTATGATACGTATAAAACATTAGTTAATGTTGGTAATGAAATTTCACGAAAAGTTTTTAATTTAGAAAAAAAAGAAGGGGAAACAATAGAAATAGATAAAATTTTTAAAACTATTAAATTTGAAAATTATATTCAAGTTAAGTTACAATTAAAAGATTCCCAAACTAAAGAACTAATAGAAATTACTGACGATGTTTTAGATAATATAAGGATTATTGTTGATGATGACACAGCAATTAATAGTAAAGTTGATATAAATAAAAATTTAACTGAAATAGGTGGTTATGAAATCCTTTTAGATTTTAATCCGTTATATATTTCTGATTCTACAAAATTAATAGTTAAGTTAAATGGATATTTAAAAAGTAGTGTTCCATTAATATCAAAGCCTACAGGTCCTGTTGTTGTTACATTAACTAAAGAACCTGAACCAGTGGAAACCGCAAAACTACCTAAGGGTATAAAATTAGGGATGGTATATGAATCTGAAGAATTATATGATGTGATGCAAAGATGGTTAGGACTTTGTGGTACAAAATATTGGGAAAAATAAAAATTAATGTATATTTATAATAAAACAAAAAAAAATGAAAAAAGTTGTAAGATTATCAGAATCAGAATTAACTAGATTAATTAAAACAGTAGTTAAAGAAACTAAAAGAAATAGAGTTAATGAAGATGTTGAAAACTTCTTTAATCCTGAAGCCATGAGTACTGGTGGAGCAATTGCAACAATGGTTGGAACAACTATTGCACTTTTAGGTATTGCAGGATGGGACTATATTAAAGATTTTTATAGTCAATTAAGAAATACTGAAGGAAAAGAACAAGAGGCAATGGAACTTAAGTCTATCATCCAAGATTACGAAAGTAATCAAATGAATTCAGATGAAGAAGAATATAATTCTTATGATTCTGATGAAAATTTTACAGGTATGGAAACTCCTATGGGTGACATGCAAGATGAAGAACCAAGAGACCCAATGGCTGAGAGTATCAGAAGACACATTAGAAGACGTTAATTTTAAAAAAAATAATGAAAAACTCCCAATCGGGAGTTTTTTTGTTTATATTTGTAGAACAATTAACACCAACATCACTATGAAAAACTTAAAACTAAAATTGACTTCAGCAATGTTCGCTCTTGTATTATCAGTTGTATTAATGATTAACTCACCATCATTACCTGTATTTGTTTTAAGTGTTGGTCTTATCCTATTACAGACAGTCTTGTGGGGTAAGTTGATGAAAGAGATTAAAGAATAAAAAAATCCCCTCTAATGAGGGGATTTGTGGTTTATATTAATTTACAAAATACTTATTAAAAAGTATTTATCAGTATGAGGAATTTATTAACTGAAGTTAGTAAGATAAAAAATAATATGGGTTTGACAGAAGCTGACAAACCAAAGTATAGCCCTGAGGTTAAATCTCTCGTTGCAATTTTAAAAGACAACAAAGTATATAGTGCTCAAATTCAAAAATTTATTAATAAGATTGAAGAATATTCAAAAGAAGGGTTAGTTGATTTTGGATTACTTACAAGAGGTATTTTAAAAACTTTGAAATTAAAAGGTAATAAGGATATTAATGTTTTTGAATTTTTTAAACAACTAACTAAGTCATTAGAAAAAAGAAAAACTAAAAAAGAAGTTGTTAGTCCCGAAGAGGAACCGTCAATTTTAGATAAAGACATTTACAAGAAAGAAATATTTTTCTTACAGGTTGAACTTTTAAAATTACAAGAATGGTTAAAACAAACAGGTAAAACTGTTATTATTGTTTTTGAAGGGAGAGATTCAGCAGGTAAAGGTTCAACAATTAAAAAGTTTACTGAAAACTTAAATCCAAGATATTATAAAGTTATTGCTCTTGGCATTCCGACACCTGACGAAAGAAAAAACTGGTGGGATAGATACAGAAATCAAATTGAGAAAGGTAAGATAAACTTCTTTGATAGAAGTTGGTATAATAGAGGTTTAGTTGAACCTGTAATGGGTTACGGTTCTTCAGAAGAGTATGAGGACTTTATGGATAATGTTCAGGACTTTGAAGAATCATTGGTTGTTGATGGTGATTATCTATTTAAACTTTGGTTCTCAATAGATAAAGAAACTCAGGCTAAAAGATTTGATTTCAGACAAAAGTCACCATTGAAATATTGGAAGTATTCTGAGAATGATGAAAAGATGCAAGATGTATGGGAAAAGTTCACAGAGTATAAACAAAAACTTTTTGATAAGACATCAACAGTTAACCACCCTTGGGTTGTTTTAGATTCTAATGATAAGAAAATTTCAGGTTTAAATTCAATTAGATACGTTTTACAAAATATTCCTTACGATAATAAAGACGAAGATGTTTTAAATAAAGATTTTCCTGAAGCAATGACGGTTTTAAAACCAAATGTTAACGAACAATCAGTTTTTGATGATGTGAATAAAATTATGGGTATAAAACAAAATCAAAACTCAGATACTTTTTGGGATGACGTTAACAAGTTGACGGGTGCTAGTGATAAATCAAAAGAAGGTGTTATTGACGGCGCTAAGAAAATGGTAAAAACAATAAAACCAATAGAAAAAGACAATTTAACTAAAGATGATTTAATTGTTGCCGCAACCATATGGGGGGAGGCTAGAGGAGAAGGTTCTGAAGGAATGAAAGCAGTTGCAAATGTTATTAGAAATAGAGCAGATAGTCTAAAAAAATCGCCAAAAGATGTTGTTTTACAAAAAAAACAATTTTCAATTTGGAATGATACAACTACTGATAATTTTTTAAATAAGATAAATAAATCTATTTTAAAAAACCCTAAGGATGGTTCCGCTTGGGAAACCGCTCAAAACCTTGTTAAAAATTATATTAAAAAGAAAGGTACTGATAATACAAAAGGTGCTGAATTTTACCATACAACGTCAATTAAACCAAGTTGGGATTATTCCAAATTAAAATACACTACAACAATCGGAAATCATAAATTTTATAAACCAATTGTTTGATATATTTATAAGATATGAAAAAGTTTATTATTACAGAAAGTCAATTAGAATACATCGTTAAAAGACACATTAACGAAGATGCGAGATATGTAATGTCTTTTGACGAATTTATGAGACATAAAAACAAAGACCAACAATATAAGTGTGGTTATGAAAATTTATGTTTTTTAATTCATGATGGGAATTACCAAATAGATTTGGATGAAAAATTCCATGAAAAACACAAAATTCCTAATGGAGTTGGTGGAACAATTTACCACGATGGTAATAATACCTATTTCTGTCCTGACTTTGGTGACGACAGACCACAAAGAACTATTCAGGTTTATTAAAACTCAAATTGGTGTTTAAATTCGTAACCTGTTGAGGATTCTTCAACATTCATACGAAAATCTAGTTCTATAGTTTGGTTTTCATTGTTAATTATAAATGTTCCCTCAGAGCCTTCATTTATTTCCCATCCACCATGATTTTGTTCCAAAATGTTGTATAACTTATTTTCCCAAACCGCTGTAAATTCATAATGTTTGTCATCACTATCATTGATTAGACCAACGTCATCAATATAACCTGAATCACCATCACCGCTAAAATTAACACTAATTTTAAGTTTACCATCTTCTTTCCACTGAACCATATCTTCAAGTAATTCCTTTTCGTCAATTTCAAACTCTTGGTAATATGATTCATAACCCATAGTTTGAATATTTTCTTCAATTATTAAAGTTTTGTCTGTTGTTGAATACTCACATGACACCGTTGCTCTAGAATCACCATCACCTTCTAATGAATCTAAAACTTCATCTTTAATAGTGTCAAAAAAATTATCTAAAAAATCAAATAATTTATTAGGTATAATATCATAAGCTCCACCTTTATTAGTCCAAGGTGAGAAGTGATAATCAACATTCCCGTCGTAATCAACATAAAAGTCATTACTGACACGAGTAAGACCATTACTTAATAGGATATAATGTAAAAGTTTAAAATTTTTTATAGTTTCAGGGTTATTTAATAATTCTTTCATAATAATAAATATCAATCATCAATTTCTAACTTCATGGTTTTAATCATCCATAAAGGTCTTTGTTTATTTTCTAATGCTAACACCCATTCTTTTGCCGATGGGATATATCCGTTACAATCTTCCATTACATGTTGTTCACCAACATAACGGGTGTATACAGTTTTCCCATCACTATTTTTAAATTCAGCACCAAAACGTTGTTCCATTTCAAATATACCCTCAGAGTGGTGTCGAAACATTCTGTGTGATGAATGTCCGTACCAACCTTTTGTTTCATCTAACCATTCGTGTAAATGGATATAATCTTCCCATTTCCCTCCGAATTTTTTAACGGATGATTTTGCATGGATTATTGGATGCGCCATAATTTAGTGTTCTATAGATGTTGTTAATATATAATCCTCAGGAAGTGAAAGACTTTTGATAGTATGTAAGACAAGAATTTCCAGGCCTTCCGGAAAAAGTTCGATAGCATATTCATAATTTGATGGGTATAATTTAACTGATAAAATATTTTTTTTCTGACTAATTGAATGAGAAAATTCCGTAACTTTGATTTCGGAATTTTCACCAAACCATTGGTCGATGTCTTGTTTATTTGTTTTATTTAAGACTTTTTCAAAAAAACTCTTTTTCATAATTATATATACAAAAGAAATATAAGATATTTATTGTTAAGATGAAAGTAAATTTATATGATAAATCTAGTGGACTTGGTTCTGAACAAATAAATGTTATTCAGGACTTCTTGAGATTTTGTCAAAAAAACTCTCCACTTAAGACAGACATTGACATTCATCTTCTTGGCGAACGTTTTGGAGGAATGACTACAGGTGGTGAAATTCCTGGTAAAATTAAAGTTCTTGCTGGTGGAAGAATGTTAATTGACATTTTAAGAACTGTTGCTCACGAATGGGTTCACGAGTTTGCTCGTCAAAGAAATATCAAGTTGAGAGGGTATAATACCACATCTCAAGAAAACTTCTCAAACTCTGAAGCTGGAATTATGATACGTATGTACGAAAAAAGTAATCCGCAATTAACTGAGTTGTTGTATAATTAAAAAAGATTATGTATATTTGTCCTATGGATAGGGACTTTCAATGGATACGTAAGGTAATTGGTTCGATTACCCACTTTGGACAAATTCAATCTGCCGAAAATCTGATTGATTTTTATGTTAAAAAGTATCAAGATTCTGAAGAATTAATAAAATATTCTTTGGACTTTGATTGTAGTATTGTCTTTTTAAATAAAAGTTTAATCAGTAAGAAAACAATTCTTGAATTATGAAAGAAAAACTAAGTGATTTTATTTGGAAATATTTTAAAAATCCCGTTAGAAACTTTTCTACATCTGTCGGTAATTTAATTAAGTGGTTTCCTGTGATTTGGAAAGACCGTGATTGGGACGACCATTATATTTTTGAGGTATTCAAATTTAAGTTAGAAAAACAGTCTAAGTACATTAAAGAAAAAGGATTTCACGTCAATTCAGAACTTGACGCTAAAAGGATGATGTTGTGTGTTAAACTGATGGAAAAAGTTCAGGAAGAGTTTTATATAATGGAATATATGGACTACGAGGATAAAGATTTTTTCTTTGTTCCAACAGGTGATGATATTGAAGATGTATTGGGTGGTTATTATATGGAGACACTTTTGAAAAAAGAAAACTTAAATGATTTTTTCAAAAAATATCCATTGGTTTACAAGAAAATTGTTACTGATAAAAAATATCATATTTTTAAAATCGACAACGAGGACTTAACTTCATACGAAGTTAAATCAAGAATTGCCTTGAATATTGGAAGATACAATCACGAAAGAGCAAGGAAATTACTTTTCAAAATCTTGAGTGAAAATATTGAAAGTTGGTGGAACTAGTTTATAGTTTCACTTTCTTCAGTAGTTTCTGTTACTTCTTCTACCTTAGGTTCTTCAGAATTATCTTTTGATTTTCTATATCCTAAAAGAGTTGCTCCGATTCCAACAAGAATTATTGATTGTGTTATAACGTCAATATCCTTGTTTAAAAACATTTTATCAATACAACCCATAAGGAATGTCAAACCTCCGATAAAAACAATATAAAGACCCGCAGTTCCACTTCCTGATGTTTTTCCTGAACTATTGGAAGTCATCTCGGCGAATGAAAACTGTTTAATGTTCCCAATTTGTTTTTTAATGTATTCTTTCATTTTATCTCCCTTGTCCTTTGTAAGGTTTTTTGTAATTCTTACTCCTTTTATTGGATGTAAATTTCTTTGATGATTTACCTGATTTTTTAACTCCGAATGATAACTTCGTTGAACCTGTTGATTTAGCTGCCATTATTTCATTTATTTAGCAATAAGTATATAAGTTTTTTAAAAAAATTAATATTTATAAATAAAATGAACTTTGTTCATAAACTTTAAACCCACGTTAATGGATAATGACGAAAATGAAACGAATTCTAAAGGAAAATGTTGCCACTTATTGCCTTATGCTCGCAATGTTTTTCAATCCACTAGGATTCGACATAATGTTCAAAGTAATTTTAGACTACACAAGTTCTTATTGGATTACCACAGGAATTTTCTATTGTATTTCAGCATTATTCTTTGGGTTGTATTTCTCATTACGAACTAAAAAATGAATATCAAAAAACTAATCAAAAAAGTTCTTACAGAATCAGTAGAAAAACCACTTATTTCGGAACACCTTAATTATCATATAACAAATGAAATTCCATTGAATGATAATATCTTTAGATTTGGTTCTGAGGAATTCTTTAATGTTATTAACGAAGCTCGTGAGTTATATTATGAAGGAATGGTTGAATTAAATGAGGATGATGTTGAACTTGTTGAATCTGATTTTGGAACACAAGTTAGATTATCAAGTGGTAGAGTTGTTTACTTGGATACTCCGATGGAAGAATCATTTATTTCTGAAGCTGAGTATAACGGAAAGAAAGTTGAACTTGGTAAACCAAGAAGAAATAGTGGTGGTGGTAAGAAATATGTTGTCTATGTTAAAAACCCATCAACAGGTAGAGTTAAGAAAATTTCATTTGGCGATGTTAAAGGTGGTTTAACTGCTAAGGTGTCAAATCCTAAAGCTCGTAAATCATTTGCCGCAAGACATCAGTGTTCTAAAAAGAAAGATAGATTGAGTGCTGGTTATTGGGCATGTCGTTTAAACCGTTTTGGTTATTTGTGGGGTGGTAAAACTTATCCAGGATTTTGGTAATATGAAACCGTATAAAGATAGAAAACTAACAGAAACTTCAAAGATTAGAGTTTTTAAATCAGATGTTGATAGTGGTGAACTACAATGGCATCGTGATAGAGAAGATAGATTGATTGAAGTAGTACAGGGTAAAGGATGGAAATTCCAAATGGATAATCAATTACCAATAGAGTTAACTGAAGGACAAGTATTATTAATCCCTGAAGGGACTTATCACAGAATATTCAGAGGAACGTCTGATTTAGAATTAAAAATTGATTTTATTTAGTAATCCTATCAACGATTAAATCCATAAGTCGTTTTAAGAAATTACCTGAAATTGTTATCAATCCAAACGCCGATAATGATTTAACTAACATTTCAGTATCTCTCATATCCCACACACCTTCAGAAACGGCATCATATATCATTGGTATGACTGGAACCAAGAATGCGTAACTTAACATATTTGTTACAGTAAATGCTGATAAATTCAAACTCTTTAAAAAACCTGCCAAAACAGTTTTAAGTTGATTGGCTTTAATTGCTCCCAATTTAAATGGTTCTTCAAGTCCATCTTCTTTAATCTTTTTAATAATTGATTTGTTGATAAAACTTCTTTCTTGAAAGAATATTACTGACGCAATACCGGCAGCAATCAATGATGAATCTTTTTCTGTTAACTCTGGTACTTGTCCATTTAACCATTGCATAATTGGACCCATAAACCCTCCAATTGCAGCACCCCATGTAAGCATCATCTTTAAGTTTATTGAAGCATGTGATTTAGTGTCTTCAACAATCTTTTTAGTTAGTTCAACACCATCTTCTTGAACTTCTTTAATCCTATCATTTATTGCTTCAAGGATAATTTGCTTTTGAGATTCTTTAATTAGATATTTCATTATATTTATAAATATATGAGTAAGAAATTAAATCCTGAACTTAAACCTGATGATAGAATTGTTATCATTGAACTTTTAGGTGAACCTCAATTATCTTTTGGTGATAGAGGAACTGTTAAAGGAATACAAAAAGGACCTGGATTTGTTCAGTATGTTGTTAAATGGGACAATGGGTCAAGTCTTTATTTATTGGATGAAGATAAATGGATGTATGAATCTGAGTTTGATGAAATGAGAGAAAGAAAAATGAAAAAAAATATTAAAGAAAATAAATCAACAGATTTAACACAACATGCGATGTTAGTAAAACATTTCAACATGTTGTTTATAAAAAAATATTTAAATAAATTAAGAGAAGCTGGTGTTGTTAATATGTTTGCGGCAGCACCATATCTTTATATGGGTAAAGAAAGATTGGCTCACGAACACAAGTATAATGATACTAACGAAGCGTTTGATGAATTAGTTGATATGGCTGATAAGACCCAAGGTGAAATGGTAAACGGAGTAATCAGTATACTTGAAGATGAAAATAAAGAAGTGACAGTGGAAAACATTAATTCTGCTTTAAGAAGATACGCACCAAAAATTATTTCGTTTTACGCAAATTACTTCTAAAGTAAAAACAAAGGATTTCTTTCACCGAAGTGTCCACCAACAATATTGTAGTAATAATATTCTAAAGCATCTTCATAAGACATATCTTTTTGTAATGACTCAAGTATTTTATCACGTGAATAAAGTATTCTTATACCATTACCAAACTCTTCAACAACTCCTGTAATACAGTCGTCAAATCCGTCTAATAGAATTGCACCTTCCGCCAATTCTTCAACTTCTTCTTTTGTCATTTGTTTTTATATTCTTCTAATGTGATTCCTTCAGTGTCTTTATCACTAATTCTAACTTTAAAGTTAAATCCTCTCATGTATTTGGTGATAATATCTTTTACTTCTTCTACGGTATCCCATTGAATACATCCTTCATGTTCTTTAGAATAATCATTATCTACTAAGTAGTTAACAATTGTCCCACTTTGAAGTGTTAAAAATCCGTGAGCATAACCTTTTGGTACATATACTGATTCACCTGAAGTTAAAACAAATGTCTCAAGTTTACCAAAGTCTTCACTGTCTTTATCCAAGTTAATAACAAAATCAATTAGTTTTCCCTGAATAACTGAAACCAACTTGGTTTGAGCCATCGGGTCATCTTGATAATGTAATCCACGGAAGACAAATATATCGTCGTTTATGCTAATATTTGATTGAACCCACTTGTCAGAAAGTTTAATTGGGGTAAAAGACCCACGATGGTCTTTAAAAACTGGTTGTAATAGTTGATAAGGTTTTTCCATGTGTAAAGTATAATAAATTAATATTATTCAATCAACCATATATTTATTTAGAAAACAATATATATGAAAAACGCATTTTTTTTGAATATTACTAAAGAAGAAAAAGAATCAATACAGAGTAAACATAGAAGTCAATATGATGGATATGTTACTAGAGGAAATAATGTCCCAAATGAAACTCCTTTAAATGTCGAGGATTTAAATCGAGATAAAAAAGGAATTACAGTATCTAATATGGGTGAAGTTAAGGAATATACTAATACAGAAGTTAATAGAAAACTTAAAAAAGTTTGTGAACAATGTAGTGGTTTATATGAAGGTGAAATGTGTGAACAGTGTTCATCTATGAGTGAAGGAGAACAATGTGAACAGTGTGGTGGTGAAATGAAAGAGGGAGAACAATGCGAACAATGCTCAAGTAAAAAATATACTATGGAAGAAATTGAAGAAGGTATTAAAGTAAAATCAAAAGCTTCGTTAGTACAAGAACAAATCAATGAATCACTTAAGTGGTTCAAGAAAATCATTTAAGGAAATGAAAATTAAGGAAATCGTTGATTACTATTACAATCCAAAATCTGAAATTATACAAGTTAGTTTCAGATTAAACGAGGATGGTGAGGACGAAATAAGAGAACATGAATTTGAACTGGACTTTGTTGAAAAGTCCGGTTTTTTCATTTTGGAAAACTATGATTACGAATCAAGTGATTTCCCAATTATATATGAAGAAGATACTGACGAATTAATTATTGATGAAGAAGCGTCAGACGAAAAAGAGTACGAGGTAGACAAAAGTGAATTAAAGGACTTTATGGATGAGTATTATAAATTAAATCCAAAAAAAATCCCACCTTCGTTTTTATTCTAATATACCATAGTCATAGTAAATGTTAATTCCATTTCATTATTGTTGGAATCTCTAAATCTACCTGTTTTAGAACGAATAATTAAATTTTCAAGACCATCTTCAACAATATCAAATGAATATTGTATACCATTAATCATAACCCAAAAAAATCCATTCCCTTGATATTCAAAATTAGTACAGGTGTATGGAAATTTATCTTGGAAGTAATAGTCACCCCATTGGTTTTCGACAATATTAAATCCCATATGTGTATTATTAAAACTTAATTTTGTAAAACCAACAGCGATTGTATCCATTGGAAAATTAGTATCATTTAGGAATAGTGTATCACCAGGGTATAATACATCGGTGTAAGAATTGGTTGAAACTGTAATAACATCAATTACATAGTTACCTGATAATGATGGGTAAGTAGGTTGTTCATATCTTTCACAAGATAAGAATGTCACTGATAATAATAGTAAATAAAGTAATTGTTTCATATATACAAATATAACTACACTTTTTTATCTAACCAAAGATATTTATAAAAAAATGATACAGGACGTTGACTATATAATTGATTTGCTTAAAAATCTGACTACCGATAGTAAAAAAGGTAAGAAAGATGAATTAGGCGAACAGGACGCAGCTGCTGGTGGAGGTGGTGGTGGAAACACAAATAAAAGAGGTTCTAATTGGAATGAACTTTACGCAACCGTAAGAGGTAAAGCTAATATGTTAGGTAAAGCAGGTGAAAAATGGGAAACAGGTATTAAAAGAGGTCCCGCAAATCAAGTTTGGTAAAAAATGGAAAAGAATCAAAAAGAATTATTAGAGAGGGTTTTGTTATTGATGAAATACGATAATAAAGAAACCTTGTCTGAAAATATTTCTAAGGTTAAAATATTATCGGAACAACCGGACCCAAATAGAGTCCCAAAAAATCCCGTTTATAAGGACGCAATTACAAATTGTAAAATGCAACCAAGAAATTACACATGGTCAGGATTTGCACCAAAAAATAAGGAAAGTGTTGATAAATTTTGTAATAGTTTACAATCAAACTACCCATCATTTTATTCTAAAACTCCATCAATTAACAATCCAAATCCACAAACAACATCAAAACCACAAGTTTTAACCAAAGAAACCCTTAGAAAATACTCAATTGAGCAATTAATTAAATTATATGAATCTAACACTGGTAAAGGTGAGGCTCGAGTTAGTGCGGGTACAAGTAAAGACAATATCATAACTGTTTTTGCTGAAAAAGTTTCACAGTTATCTTTAGAAGAGTTAAAAAACTTAATTAATAAAAATCCAAAAGTATTTAAATCTAGTTTAAGCTTTAAAGATAACACAATATCAACTCCAACAGAAGTAAAAGATTTTAAATATAATGTGGATAAGTATGGTCCATTAATTTTATTAGTTGATTACGAAGTTTGGGAAAAAAAATTAAAACAATATAATAAAAATCCAAAAAGTTTTAATTACCAACCACCAATACAACCAAATTGGAAAGATTTAATTGATAAATTTAAATTATCTAGTCTAATACAATATCAGTACTCTCCATCACAATTTGTAACTAAAGAAAAACAAGAACAACAAGGATTAAAAGGATACACTGAAAAAGGATATCCAGAATATGGGAATAAGATTTTAGATATTCAATACGCATTAGTACAATTAGGCCTTATGTCAGATAAGGATGTTGTTAAACCTCCATATACTTGGGGTAAAACTTATAAATGGCATAAAGTTTTGTCTGATTATATTAATGACGGAAATTACAAATTTGGATATGAGATGGGTTTTGATGAAACTAATCCAAATAAAGAAAATGATATTAATAATATTATAAAGTCATTGGTTAATAAGTCAAGTTCAGGAACTTGGAGTGTTGGTTCGGAAGATATTTCCGGTTATAATCAAATTTCCGATTTAATGTTAAGTTGGTTGAGAGCCAATGCGTATTCGAACATTCCACCTGATGATGTTTTATCTGAAAAAGGTGACACCCAAAAAGATAAAAAAGAAAAGTTTGAAAAAAGTGTTAAAGACTCCAAGTTTTTGAAAATAAGTATTTATGATGTTAATGGTAAAGTAATACCTATTTACAGTAGAGGTGATGACTCTGATTTACCGACATATTCTTTAGAAAGTGAGGGGTTTGAACTTCCTCCACAAACAATTAATTTAGGTCCTGTATTTAGTATTTTAACCGATGAACAAGTTAAAACTTTAGTTGATTGGTTATCAGAATGGTGTACAGAACCTGTTGAGGTAAATGGAGTTAAATACGGAAGAAAAATTGTAACTGAAGGAGGAAGAGGTCTTAATTTTGATAATGATTTGTTTTCTAGTTTTCCTGATTTTATGAAACATACGTTGGAAAACGAATCACTATATCCTAATTGTGTTGTAGATTTTGCTAACAAAGAAACTAATGGTGATGTTGGTAAATGGATGATTAAGTTTTTAAAATTACCTGAAGACCAAATAGATTTACTCCTTCAATTTTATCCTGAAGATTACGATTTAATTCAAACTTATTTACCAGGGGCACCTGGTTCGAAAGATTTTTATTTGAATAGTCCTTTGGTTAAAAATGCTGTTAAAATGCATATTTCTAAAAATCCTGGTTCACAGTTGGGTATTATGAGTTCATTATATGCTGGAACAACTGACACTGGAGATTACCCGATTGACGACATAACAGATTCAGTGGTTGAATCAACAATAAAAAAATTACTTAAGGATTGTCCTGGTATGAATAAGGAGTTAAAAACAATTGCCTCAGGACAAAGAGAGTTTAAAGGTTATATTGTTGGTCAATATTATTCTTCATTACCATCAGGTTATGTTAATTATACCATTCCTTGTCCTGATGAATGGTGGGATGAACACGGATGGAAAATTACTATGGGAGGTGTTCTTTTAGCATCGTTGGTGTTTCCTCCAGCATTTTCAGCTTTAGGTATTCCATTGGAATTGGCAATTTTGTCGAGAATGTCTGTTGATATTGGATTAAATGTTTACTCAGCGTATCGAAATAAATTAGCTGGAAATGAAGAGATGGCTAAAATTGATTTAGCATCTGCAATGTTATCATTTATAGTTGACACACCGGGATTTGAGAAAAAATTCTTGTCAGGATTTGGTGATTGGGCTGAATTGTCAGTATTTAATAAGCTTAAAGATGCTAATCCGAATACTGGCGCAAAAATGAGAAATTTTGTGACATCGTTATCAAAGACTGAAAGAAGACATTTATATGATATCATAAATACCCCAAGATTTATGAGACAAGTTCAGGTTTATGGAAAAGATATTTTAGATAAATGGTTAAAAAATCAATTTGGCTCCCAATGGAAAAATATTGCGGTTAAAATATTTAGGGAGATTGGTGTAAAACTACCTATTATTTTTTCACCAGTCATGTTGAATATGGGGTATAAAATGTTTATTTATGCGAATCAGATTTCTCAAAATATATTTAAAGTACCTTTAGATGAAACTAAATGGAAAGCCTTTGAATGGGAAATGAAAAATAGGGGTGTTGATACTCCTGAAGAGGCCGATTCACTTTATGAAAGACTTAAAAATAACCCCAACGAGAGTAAGGATTTTATAAATGCGGTTGGTAAAAAAATATTTGGTGAAGAATTCGAAAAAATTAAAAACCAAATTTCAGTACAACAGGTAAAAGAAGAAATTAAAAAAACTGATGATTTAATAAGAAGGCTTGATGAAGCGGCTAAAAATGAAGCGATTAAAGCTGATGAATAAATATTTATTAACATGAAAAAAGAAATTTTAAGTGAAATTAACAGAGTAAGAGAAATAATGGGTCTTCAAATAATTAGTGAAGACAGTTTACCATCAAGTTTAACTCAAAAATTGTTAAAAAGATTA